ATGAGCATCCGCACACCTCGTGAAAATGATGAACTCATTTTGGGCATGGTCAAAATGCGGGCCGCTGGTAGCACATTGTTGAGGATTGCTGAAAAACATGGCGTGGCGACATCTCGTGTCTCCAAATCGACCAATGACGTCATGGACCAAGACATTGCGCACAGCGGCCCTCACGTAACTGTACATTATTGGGAGCGAAAGAAATGATGCCCGCACCCCGCAAGACACCGCCCGTGAGAGGAGCGGACATATCCATGTGGAACAACGCGGATGGACGCTGGCTGGCGCTGTTGAAATATGGCAGTCTCAGGATGCCGGTAATCCGCGACACACATGATGAGGCGCATGCCGCTGCCGTTAAATTCTGGCGCGAACATACCAAGGAGGGACAGACCGCAAAATGATGCCTGCACCGAAATTTCCCCAATATAAGACGGTTCCGACCGCATCGCTGATACCGTACGTACGCAACGCTCGCACACATTCGCCGCAGCAGGTTGACAAGATCGCCGCCTCGATCCGTGAGTTCGGGTTTCTCAACCCGATCATTACAGACGGGCAGAGCGGCATTGTGGCGGGCCACGGGCGCGTCATGGCGGCCCAGAAGCTGGGGCTTGATACACTGCCGACGATTGACGCGGCGCACCTGACCGAGGCGCAGCGGCGCGCCTATGTGCTGGCAGACAACCGCATGGCATTGGACGCAGGCTGGGACAACGATCTGCTGAAGATCGAGTTGCAGGATCTGGACGCGGATGGCTTTGACCTGACGCTGACCGGGTTTGACTTGGGCGAGTTGACCAGCATATTCTTGGAGCCAAGTATGGGCGCGGAACCAAAAGACCTGTCTGACGCAGCGGAGCGGTTTGAGGTCATTATAGAGTGTTCTGACGAAACCGAACAAGAGCGGGCTTTTAATCATACGGATTCTGGGGGGTTCAAATGCCGCATTTCGACATTTTGAAAACATACAACGCAAGCAAGACTTTTCGGGCAAGTTCGATAGTTGATCTATTTACGATAGATCAAAGCAATCTTTCGGAGCGGTTCATAGGTCACATTGACATTGAAGATAAGGATTGGAACGTTGGCCTCATTGTGGGCGGTTCTGGTTCTGGCAAAAGCACAATCGCTCGCGAATGCTTTGACGATTGGCTGATCGAGGGCATGGAATACAAGGCCGCTTCGGTCATTGATGACATGCCTAGCGACTTCACCGCAAAGCAGGTTGCAGAGGTTTTTACATCGGTGGGTTTTGCCTCCCCGCCGTCATGGCTGAAACCCTACGGCGTGCTATCGAACGGCGAAAAGATGCGTGTAGATCTGGCTAGGGCGATAATGGAACGCGGCGACAGTTTCGCGTTTGACGAGTTCACCAGCGTAGTTGATAGGCGTGTCGCGCAGACAGGAAGCGCGGCAATCGCTAAGGCGGTGCGAAAACGTGGCGGGCAATTCGTGGCCGTGACGTGTCATCACGACGTAACGGAATGGCTTGAGCCTGATTGGATTTATGACACGGATCAACAGCGGTTTTTTTTTTGCGCAGGAGAATGGAAGCGTCCTGAAATCCGCGTTGATGTTTACGAAGTTACAGGCAAGTGGCGCGATGAAGTCTGGCGGCCCTTTGCGAAGCATCACTATTTAGCTCATAATCTAAACCTGGCGGCGCGCCAGTTCATCGGCGTGTATGACGGGCAAATCGTTGCGCACACAGGCGTCATTCACTTTCCAATGCGCAAGGGGTGGAAGCGGATCCATCGCCTCGTTGTCTTGCCGGACTATCAAGGCGTAGGGATCGGGGTTCGGTTTATCAATTCCGTTTCGGCGCTAGTCGCCTCTGAGGGGCACAACGTGAACCTAACAACCACGACGCCTGCACTGGTCGGTGCGTTGAAGCGTTCTAATGATTGGGCGCTTGTCCGGAAAGGTGTTGTAAAAATGGGTAGTCTCAAAGATATTGTTTCTAAGTCCAAACGTTTAGCAAACGCATCATCGGACAAGCGCCCCACATTCAGCTTTAACTTTCGCCCGTAGACCTTCAGCGCAATTCAAACAACTTGCCCGTGCGCAGTGCGTCAAGCTGAGCCTCAACCGCTTCCATCGTGGCGCGGACCTCGGGGTCCATCTTGGCGATGTCGAGGCGAGCGACCTCATTCTGGAAGGCAAAGATCATATTGCTCAGTGCGGTGTATTGGTCTTGCATTGTGTGGCTCCTTGCCGGTGTTTCGTTACATCCTTATTACCCGTTATTACCTACCGTGTCAAGTGCCTTGTCATCTATAATTACCCGCGCTATATTTGCCGCATGGATGGAATGCCTAAAAACCCACAAGGACGCAAACAGCACGCGCCGACCGATGCGCAGCGCAATCTTGTGCAGCTTCACGCGACGGTCGGCACGACCCAAGACATGATCGCCCGCGTGATAGGTATCGACAAAAAGACGTTGCGCAAGTATTACCGCGACGAGTTGGACCTATCTATGGCGAAAGCAAACGCCACAATCGGCGGCGCGCTGTTCAACAAAGCCAAAGGCGGCGACACGGCGTCCATGACGTTCTGGCTCAAGACGCGAGCCCGGTGGCGCGAAACGTCCGACATCAACCTGACCAGCGAGGACGGTAGCATGTCGCCCAAGGCCGCGCTGGACGTATCCCGCCTGTCACCTGAAGCCCTGGCGGAAATTGTGGCGCTTGGCGATGCAACTGACACCGATTGACATCATTGCCGCCGAAAAAGAACTGTGCCGCCGATCACTGGCATACTTTGCACGGCGCGCCTGGCACGTCCTGGAGCCGTCCACGCCGCTCAAGTGGGGCTGGGCACTGGACGCTATCTGTGCGCACCTGGAAGCCGTCACGCGGGGCGACATCAACCGCCTGCTGATGAACGTGCCGCCCGGCACCATGAAGTCGCTGTTGACCGGCGTGATCTGGCCCGCTTGGGAATGGGGGCCTAAAGAATTGCCCCACATGCGGTTCCTTGGCACGGCACACAAGCAAGACTTGGCCGTCCGGGACGCAATGAAATGTCGCCGCCTGATCCAATCGGACTGGTATCAATCACGTTGGCCGATGGTGCTGATGGCGGACAATAACGCCAAGCTCCGGTTTGAAAATGACAAGACAGGTTTCCGGGAAGCGATGGCCTTTGAGGGCATGACCGGATCCCGTGGTGACAGGGTTTTGATTGACGATCCCCACAGCGTTGCAGACGCAAACAGCCCCCAGAAACTTGCTACGGGCGTTGGGACATTCAGGGAAGCCTTACCGTCCCGTGTAAATAACGATGAATCCGCGATTGTGATCATCATGCAGCGATTGCACGAATCCGACGTTTCTACCGTGGCGATTGATCTGGGATACACCCACCTGTGCCTGCCGATGCGGTTTGAATCGGATCGCAGATGCTCTACGCCGTTCTATACCGACCCGCGCACGATCGAAGGCGAACTGCTGTTTCCTGATCGGTTCCCCGAGGACCAAGTGGCGGACCTTGAAAAGACCATGGGCATCTACGCCAGCGCCGGTCAGCTTCAACAACGCCCCGCACCGCGCGGCGGCGGTATGTTCAAGCGGTCAGACTTCCGCGTTATCCAAGCGGAGCCTGCGGGATATCGGTGGGTGCGTGGGTGGGACTTGGCCGCAACCGATGATCCATCAGCGGCCCGTACGGCTGGCGTCAAGATGGGTATCGGCCCGGATAGGCGCCTCTGCATCGCTCATGTCGTTAAAGACCGGGTAAATGCGGCTGGCGTTGAACGGATGCTGGGCAGCACAGCGGCGGCAGACGGGCGGTCGGTTATTGGGTCAATTCCGCAAGATCCGGGCTCTGCTGGTAAATCATGGGCTTTGCATCTTCTCAAATCGGCGCTGATGGGCTATAGCTACACCGCAAGCCCTGAGACGGGCGACAAAGAAACACGCGCAATGCCACTGGCGGCACAGGTCGAGGCCGGAAATGTGGACATTGTGGCAGGCGATTGGAATGGTGATTTCTTGGACGAAGCGGCGACGTTCCCGATGGGTAAGTTCAAAGACCAGATCGACGCTGCGACACGCGCGTTTGACATGCTGGCGGGCGCAAATAATTCATGGGCTGGAACAATATGACAATCATGGACGGCCTGCGCAATATCGTTGCCAACCTCGGAACGGACCGTGACAAGGCGGCGCACAGCCATTATTACAACACCACGATTGCCGACGATCAGCT